AACAAAGTCAGCAGTTCCAATAATCTTTCCCACTGGTACACAGTCTGGTTCCCAAGCAAAGTATTTGTCTGCATAAAAAGAGTTGTCGTCCCAGGCACCGCCATAAGTCATTACAAACTTGTCTTCTAAGTTATTAGACTTGACAGCGTTATACACAAAGTCTCTATGTGGCTTTAACACTCCCAATAATGCATCAAACCTGCGTGGTTTGGTTCGATAAGGTTTTATATCTGCTAGTTTTTGCGGCAAAGTCTTGTATACTTCACTGGTGGTTTTAAACCAATCGCCCCAGAAAACAATGTGACTATTGATGTCTTCTCTATCATTTACTGCTCCTGGTACTACCCAGTACACATTGTCACTATGACACAATTCCCATATACGCCAATGAAAATTATGTAACTCACTTTCAAAAGTAAATACCAATTGGCTATGGCTACTCAATTGGCGTATTTTATCTTCAAAGCCTTGATAAGCAGTACAGTTACCATCATAGTCGCAATGTAGGCGATGAGTAGTAAAAGCAATCTTCACAGGATCTGTGCTGGCCACATATTCGTCAAAGCTATGACATAGTGTATACGCTTGATTAAATTCAATATTGGGAAGCCATTCTAGATCAATGATTTCGCTGTCACTATAAACTATCATACTCGAAAACTTTCTCCGCATCCACAGCGATCTCGTTCATTGGGATTCTTAAATTCGAAGCCTTCGTTGAGGCCTTGTCGCACATAGTCCACTGTCATGTTTTGCAGATAAACATTGTCTTTGACATCAACCAATACTACAAAATCATTTTGAGCGTAATTAATAATATAAGGGTCAGGGGTATACTCTTTAACATACTCTAGCACATACGCAAGTCCCGAACAACCTGTAGTTTTTACTCCAAGGCGGATACCAGCATAGCCCTTGGCTGTGACTAATTTTTGTATTTTGTTTTGTGCTGTGTCACTGAACGAGATCATGCTTTTTGCGATAATCTGCTACTGCGGCTTTGATGGCGTCTTCGGCCAAGATGGAGCAATGTATTTTAACAGGCGGAAGAGCCAACTCCTCAGCGATGTCGCTGTTTTTAATACTTGACGCTTGATCAAGTGTCATGCCTTTGACCAGCTCTGTGATGAGTGAACTTGAGGCAATGGCTGATCCGCATCCATATGTCTTGAAACGAGCATCGCTGATAATGCCATGTTCATCTACCTTGATTTGTAATTTCATCACGTCACCGCAGGCCGGTGCTCCCACCATGCCGGTGCCAACATCGGCATCACTGGCATCAAATTTGCCCACATTGCGGGGATTCTCATAGTGATCGATCAACTGTGGTGAATAGGCCATTATTGTACATCTTCCGTGTGTTTATGTTTGTGAGACTTTTTAAGAATCTTGAGCCATACCTGTTTCTCTTTGACACCATCATGTGCAAAGATGGCCTTGTACATCTTTTTTCTTAGTTTGCGTAGTTTCATTGTGTACAAGTCCTTGTTCTAGTAATGGTTCCATCAAAGTTTTGTACTTCGGTCCACACAGTACATTGTTGACTTTGTCCATAATAAACTGTGGACGGCGCCTGTTGTATTACAATAGGTTGTTGTACAACTACAGGTGGATAGTTCCGTGCAATTTCATAACCAATTACGCCACCGATTATGGTAGGGGCAATCCAGTTGTAATTGTGACCTGAGTGATATCCATGATGGTGATGATGCCTAAAACCATGTTGAGCCATAGCTGACGCACTAGCAAATGCTAAAATCAAAACTAGGATTCTTTTCATAACTATCTCCTTTAAGACTGTACATATACAACGCCATACGAGGCAGAGATGTTGACTGTCTTATATAGTTATTTACATTATATAGGAACTAACTACGATTTGCAATGGCCTTGTTAGCCATACTGGATACAACTTTTTCCGGTTCAGTTTTAACCGCGGTGGCGCCATCAGCTGATCCATCAATTTGATCTGGATCGTCCGATTCTGTGGGTTGTAGGTATACATATTTGATACCGGTGCTTTCATCATCTTTGATATCTGCAATCAAATTCTTAACCACTTCATTGGATTTGAATGCATTCATTAGACTGGGATTACTGAAAGTTTCGTTACCATTGTGCATGTTTATCATGTTGATCAAACTGTCCACACGCACACGAGGCACCAGGTGTTTGCCAGCACTTTGATTTCTTAGGAATTCCAAAGTGGTGATAAGGTCTATATCTCCGCGGGCTTCTGCCTCGTCTTCGACGATGTCCTCATCATAAACAAATTCATTTAAACGCATTATCTGCGCTCTCTGCCCAATTCTGCTTCACCGCCTGCGGCTGCATCAGTGGCGCCAAATGCATCACCTTCTGGTTCACCACCCATTGGTGCTTCTGCACCAGGTAGTCCGCCTTCTGGTGCGCCAGGCATACCACCCATACCACCACCCATACCCATGTCCATACCAGCTTCTTGTTCGCCAGCCAATACACGAGCGGCACTGTCTGCTGATTCACGACCTTGCTGTAATGTCTGTGATAGGTCTTGTAGTATTGGGCTGACTGCGTTCTTGAAGCCGTCGGCCTTCTCTGAACTGATTTGATCACGGATTGTGTCTAACAGTGCAGGCATCTGCTCGTTCTGCATCTTGCTGATCTTTTCCAACATGTCTTGGATTTCATCAACCATGCTCTTGGCGGCCAGGATTGCTTCTGACTTGGCCATTTCACTTTCAACAATGAAGTGGCGCTTGTTTTCAGCCATCCAGCTGTGAATGCCTTCACGCACCATCAACAATTCCATATACTTGGGATTCTTTTCAGCAACATGAATACCATGTGTACGCTTAATAGTATCTAGTCCTTCTGTAATACCAGTGGCTAGACTGTAAGCCTTTTTAAAGGTCATATTGTCAAAGTCAATTTTGAAGCCAAAGCGGCTTTCAGTAACTTTGTTTATTTTCCGTGGTGTTGGCTTGTAGCCCAGATCATTTAGTTTCATAGTTGTTTCCAGTTTCCCAAACTTTTAAGTATTTATTCATTCTTAAAGTTTTTTCTAATTCATTTCTAGCTTCGTTTAGCAGAAGTTGTGTATCATAGTATCTAGCGGCCAAAATATCAATGACTTCATGGTTTTTACGCTCAATTGCTCGATGCATGTTATACGAATAATGATTAAAGTCTGCTTCTAACTTACTTAGCATTTGATCTGTTCGTAGTACAGTATCAGCTGATGAATATTTTGATTGTTGATAAAGAATGCTGTATAGAACAGCACTTTTTTTGTGAGAAAATTCTGCTATCTGCTCATTGTAACGATTAAACAGTTTCCAACATGCATTGTTGTGTTTTATTACCTTGTGCAGGTTGACTTGAAGTCCATTTTTAATAGGTACAATCACTGGATTTGCACTATCAAGTATTAGTTTGTTGACTTCGGTCTTGGCCCAACTTTTTACATATGAGCTGGCCAAATCTGCGGCAGTCTCGACCAGTTCAATTTTGACTTGCCTAACTGCTTGGCGTTTGATTTTAGACTTTTTTGCTGTAGGTGATTTTGCCATCTGTATTTTTTCGAATTAAGACATCTTTGTTGACTAGTTGATTGGCTATGTATATTTCGCGCTCGTTTAGCTCACTGCGTGACACTCGAGTATTTGTGAATTTTCCCAGCACTTCTGCTTCTTCGTTTGTGATAGGAAGCTGTAGTTTGCCGCCGGCAATTTCAATGATTTTCATTTTTGCGCTAGATGAATAACTAGAGCAACTATGGCTGTAATCAGTACACCAATTATGGTGGTACCAATGGCAATCAATTGCTTGCTCTGGCCATTATTAGATTGTTCAATGGCTTCTTTGATGTCCACCATATGGCCCTCAATTTTTTCCATTCGGGTTTCAACCCCTATAAGTCTTTTGTCCAATTGTTCATACCTTTCAGCACATAATTCTACGTGCGCCTCAAGGCTTTTCTTTTCAATCTCGGTGGCCATACTCTAAATTCGCTTTCAAAATGAGCGATGCGTTTCTTTGTGCCTAAGTAAGCCGTAATTGTGAGCCTTGATGGTGCCGTAGCATCAATGTAGTATTTAGTGTTTGTACTAAAATGATATAGGTAATGTTTATCTTAACAAGCCGGGCTTGAATGCAATGTTCTTGATAGCACCGTGACTGTAAAAAATAGGTAGTATGAAACGGGCTGTTTCATCTAGGCCTGTTATCACAGGTACTTGATTAAAATCTTCTTCTAATAGTGCCAGTTGATCTTCATCTTTTTTATAAACATCTCTATGTTCAATGCTAAACCCCACAGCCCATATACGCTGTTCGCCTGAGTACATGTCCCCAAACAAATTTTTAACAACAAACTCTTCAACTGTGTCTGTGATGGGACCATCAGTAACAGTGGGCTGAGCCCTTATACCTAACACCTGTAATACTGTCTCCCAGTTACGCTGTTGGTTGCGTAAATGTTCTTCTCCAGCATAGTTACGAGTTATACCAGTGTTGGTAATATCAACCAGTGTAATTATTGTAAAGTGTTCTAAGTTGCTCATGCTAGTACTTATGGTCATAAAAAAAGCACAGTCGAAACTGTGCTCTTTTATCTTTGCTTGATTTAAAAATTAAGCAAAAGTTGCGCCACTTAGGCCGTTGTAAACTACCCATGTAGATGACAAACCATTGGCTGCATCTGCATCAGTTGCTAGTTTAGTAGCAATTGCTGTACCACCGCTTTGGTCTGCTGAACTATCACCAACTTTAGTTGGTAAACCTTCAACCATGAATACAGCGTTATCAGACACTGGAATTCCAACTACTGTAACTGTACAATACTTGGCCAACACATTAACTGCCTTTTCAAAGTTGCTGCCTGCTGCCGCATAAGCGGTATGCAAACCTGTTGCCGTGCATTTTACGAATTTGATATCGCGTCCAACTTGTTCGCCGCCTGCGCCGGCAACTGCCCAACCGTTTGTTCTTGTAAATTCTGCCATTTTATTTTTCCTTTAAAATATATGGGCGTATAGCCTCATGTAAATATTTATCATTTAGATGAAAAAAACTAGGTGATACTAAATTAACTAGCCGCTAATTTAATACCAACGCTTCTTATATCCATAGTTGTTGTTGTAATTGGTCCAAAGGCACCAATATTAGACGCTAGTACAGTTCGTAAGTTGGCTTGCATAAATGCAATATTTGGCCAGCTACTACGTTCAGTAATAACACTTAATTGACAATTAGCGGCTGTAGCACCTGTATCAACTTGGTATGCCAAGATTGATGCATTACCTGAAATTGCATTTAATAATGTCTCTACTGCTCCGGCTGTGCCATTGCCACCGCGACCCAGTTCAGGTGCTAAATTTCCACCAACAAATTGAAAATTATAAGCAGTAAGGGGACTAGATATCCCGGTGTTGATAATGGTTGCGTTGGCAAAAGCACGACCACCGCCTACATTATTAATACCCCCTGTATCACCATTATTTTTAGTTACTTCTGCCATGTTATTTTCCTTTAAATTATACGGGCTTACGCCTTATACACATATTTATCAACTTAACATAGTAAATTACTTGTTAAAGTGTGCGGCGCCAAAGCCTGCACGATTTACCAACTTGATCAAGCCTTGGCTAGTGGGGAATACAAATCCCTCGCCAGCTCGTTGTCCGCCTGTCCACTGTTCAAAGCCCTTGACCTGCGGTTCCAGCTGTTGAGCCAGGTTGTCCTTGAGGCGGTAAATTGCGTTCCAAATAGCAAAAACAGCCGTGAGTCCTGCTTCATTTTGTATCAAATAGCCATCGTTATTGGCACCTATTAGCAACTGCACTTGTTTGTTACTGACATTGCTCTGTAACCAGGTGGCCAATTCGTCATTGGTCTGTTTGGTAATCTTCTTGTTCATGTAGGTTTGCATTGCACTCTTGACTGTACCGGCAAGACCCGCCATAAAATCATCTGCCAACTTGCCCTGTGTGGCAACTGCTTTTTCTGCGTCTGACAATAACTTAACAGGATTCTTTAGAGTGAATGTGATGCCTGCTGTGGGTGTCAATATGGCCACATTGCCGGCGTTGGTCAATCCTGATTTGCCATCCCATGGAGCATCATTGAATTGATGTACAACTAGGCCACCAACTTTGCCTGCAACCAATTTTCCTAGGGCACTGGCCACAGGAATCCGATATTGTACTGTAACAGGCCCAAAAACATACTGACCGTCTTGGGGTTGTAACACTCCAGTCCACATCAAGTCGCCTTTGAACAGGCCTTGTGTTGAGCCCACTGCGGCTTCTAGTCCTGGCCAAATTAGTTCTATCTTGGCGTACAGGTCACTGCGGTCTGCACCGCGTTGACGATCGTACTCCACCCAGGCTTCGGGGCTGGTGGGATACACACCCTTGGCCGGCATGTACTTGTCAGCGCACACAAACTGGCCTGCTTGATTGCGACCAAAGAACAGGGCAATACCACCATCCCACTTGATACTGCCTTTGCCAGGATTAGCAATGATTTCTTTTAAGGCACCAATGGATGCGGTGGCGGCCGCACTACCTGCAAAGATACTGTCCTCGGGGTGCGGAATACGCGGACCTTCACCGGCCTCAAATATGTAATCTAAAAAATCTAATTTCATATGCGATCAGCCATCACACGGAACCAGTGGGCCGAACCGGCAGCAGGTGCCGATTCCGGAAGTTGTATGCCACTCTTGCCCAGAGTTTCACGGGCCGCGGCAATGATTGTTTGGTAGTCAGGTCGCCGTTGTACAGCCGCAATGATCTTGTCTGCTGACATCAAACTGGCCAGGGGAATGCCTGTTACTTGACTCAACATCTGTGGATCCTTACCGCCTTCTATGGTTTGGTTAGTGGCACGGTCAACCAGCCCATGTTTGTAACTCCATTTCAGCTCAGGAGCAACAGCATTAACTATGCTGGACAACATGACTTGTTTGCTCATGCCAGTGTATTGGTCGCCTTGACGGGCACCTTTCATGGCAAATGCTTGCCACTTAGGGTCACCAAACATAAAGTCTGTTTGTGCAAATCCATTTTTGGCATTGCCGTTGATGGGTGTTTTAAAGTGTACTGAGTCACCAGTTAACTCTATCCAACCCTCTTTCCAAGCAGGGCCCGATTTTGTTTTGGCACGATTGCGTAT